CTACTACCAAGGAACATACCGCCGGAAAGTCCTCTAACGAGGCCGCAACAACTGCCATTGTTGTGAATACGCCCACCGTTGGGAAAACTCGTCGCGGCCGACGAGCACCCAAGGTGGCCGTCCCGACCTCGGTGTCGGAAGAAGCGCCTGCAGTGGCGCCAGCAGTGGATGCTGAAACACCTGCACCAGTGGTTATCACCGCGGTTGGCGCCGTGGTTGAGCCTGATCTTCCGGAGGTCACGCCATTGGCGGTTTCGGAGAGTGTACCCAACACTCCCCCGGCAGCAGTCGGTGACAAGCCCAGTGGGGACGTCGTGAGTAGCGGAGTAGGCGCCGTCGTGGAGGTTGATGGGGAGTTACCATTGGTCGTCCGCGAGGTGCATTGGGACGGGTTGTGGCATCGATTTGTCATGCGTCCCTACTTCGCGTCCCTCGTCCTCTGGTCGTTGGGTTATACCGTTTGGTCGACTTGGCTACAGGGATTCGATTATCGCCTGGGCTGTGTCGAGCGGTTTTGTGGGACGCAGGGTGTTAGAAGCGAGTACTTTTTCGGGGCGTGGGATTCGGTGTGTTACAGCACCAAACCCGTCGTCAGTATTGATTGGTACCGCAGCTTTCCCCAGTGCGGTCTGGTTCGTATCGTTAAGGTCCACCAGTACCCTCTCCCCAAAACGTTCGAGTCATATGTCGGCCTTCAGTACCACGACGATGCTCCTATGACGGGGGGCCTGGGACGTTGGCTCAGTCTATTTCGAGTGACCATCCCCACTACCACCTATGACTTAGTGTGGAGTTGGGACGAATTGGCGCTCCTAGTGGTCGTGAGTCTCTTGATGTCGATCGCTGCATGGTGGTGGTCCGTGGATCTGGTGGGGTGGGTCGGTGAGCGGGCCGTGTGGCTAGTTGGGGGCGATCGGGTTGAGATGGGGTCGGTGGCCCCGACTCTCGCCCGGAGGGCGAAGGAGACGGGAGTTGACCTACAGTTGTTGTCGTACCTGTACGGTTGTGTTGCCTGTCGATCTCGCGACTCGCGATCGTCCGCCACCTTGTTGGCGTCCGGGAAGGCGTGGGTATCCAAGTACCGTAAGGAGTGGACTGAGCATCAGATGACTAGTCAGCTGTGTGAAGCTGTTGTCGTCTGTATGGCTCTGACCCCTATGGAAGATGCTGCTCACGTGTTCTGGGGTAGTGCTGTTGTGTACGGTGCTATTCGCCGGGCGTCGGGCGTCGCGCGTGGTCTCCTCGGTTGGGGACGCACGCTCGACGACTAGGTCGCACCCGTCGTTGTGGGGGGTATTTGCGTTGGAGAGACTGGTGAGGTGCCAATAGATGTTGGGTGCTCCATCAAGTGTTATCCAAGGCCCCATGACGACAGCCACAAAAAGCTACTAGTTCGCATAGCTTCTCCCCAGATACCGGGAGTTTATCAGCCGAGCTTTCACCACGATTGTCATCACAACCAACTCAGAGCCGTTTTGGGTAGGGTGATAGGCGTGGTACCAAAGCCTTCTGTTCTGGGCATAGCTAGATTGAAGGACTCAGCTTTGAGGGTTGCGGCGCGCCTGCCGTTTTGTCCTGCACAAGACATAAGCGCGATGCCAGATAAGTACTCCGGTGCCAAGCGCCAGAGGTATCTGGATGCTGTTGACCAGTACCTGAGATATGGTGTGACTAAGTTTTCCGCTTATTGCACCATGTTTGTCAAAGGCGAAAGATTTGACACCTCAGTGAAGGTTGACCCCGACCCTCGCGCGATACAATTTCGTGGATCTGTGTATTGTGTGGCTCTCGCGCAGTTTTTGCAGCCGATTGAGCACCACATATACAACATGAAAGGTTTCAGCGCTGGTGTACCTGAGTCGAGAAATATAGCCAAGGGATTGAATTCCATCCAACGCGCCGAGGTGCTAGCTGAAAAGTTAGCGCCCTTCCGCGATCCGGTGGTTCTGTCTCTTGATGGCGCGCGTTGGGACAAGCATGTCGGTAAAGAGTTGTTGAAAGTGGAGCATTCCGTGTACCTTTCGGCCAACCCGCATTTCCTTTTTAGGATGTTGTTGGCCATGCAGTTGATCAATACTGTGCGAGGGAAGAATGGTTTCAAGTATGTGGTGGATGGTCGTCGTATGAGTGGCGACATGAACACCGCGTTAGGGAACTGTCTTCTCATGCTAATTATGATCCTGGCGTACATGACGTGGCTCGGGGTCCTGAAGTGGGACTGCTTCGACGACGGAGATGACTGCTTGCTTCTCGTTGAGCGTGAAGACCTGGATCGCATCCGATCCACCATATTCGAGCACTTTCTCGAATATGGGATGGAGATGAAGGTCGAGAGTGTGGCTACCTCGATACATGAAGTGAAGTTTTGTAAGTCCTCCGTTATTGAAGTTGAGGGGGCCCGGTTAAAGTTTGTCCGGGACTATCAGGCAGTCATAAGTAAATCACTTTGTGGGATCCGACATTGGCAGGATCCGAATTACCGCATCAAAGTTCTACGCGCAATTGGCCTTTGCGAGTTAACGTTGAACTTAGGTGTGCCTGTGCTTCAGAGTTTTGCATGTTGCTTGCTGCGCAACGTGGGGAGACCGACCGATCTCAGATTGGCGTCCGACGGCCTGACATCTCGCGCTTATCGTGAGCTGAAGGGTTTAGGGATTACCGTCAATCAGGTGCAACCTCGTGTGATCACCGAGACAGCCCGGAGAACGTTCGCTATCGCTTTCTTGTGTCCCGTCGAAGACCAATTGTTCTATGAGAACTTCTTCGCCAGTTGGATATTCGATTGTTTCAATGCCGAGTTCGTTGGTGATGAGATGGATGTGGCCCGTTGGCTGCGTTATCCCTCAACGAAGGAGGTTTGCCCACTCCGGCAATATGCCAAAACTGAAGCTGAAAAACCAGCCGAGGCGCCGACCTGCCAAGTCGGTGCGCGCCACTAGCAGCGCTAATGCTAGAACCCCCCCCGATACCACAGAACACGAGCACATGCTGACCGGTTTGGTGGATCCCTTTTCCGAGGAAGCGGTAGACGCTCGATATCCTGATCAAGGATCGAGTCGCACCCTTACGTTTCAACAGCGGTTTGCTCAGGCGATCACTGGCGACGCTAACGGTGCGTATGCTCTTGCTTACACTCCTAAGGCTAATTTTACTATCTTACAAATGGCATCTGCTGCCGCCTCCGTCGTTACGTGGGCTGCGACTTATGGCTCTGCTGGAGGTAGTTCTACAAACCTTTTGAATACTTATGGCAAGGTCTTCCGACCTACGTCCTACGGAGTCAGGATCTCAAACACACTAAGTGCGACTAATTCTTCTGGGTATTTGGTCATCGCTAAAGGCGGTGTACCGACTTTAGGTGGCACCACAACCATGGACCCTGCTAATTTCACCTCTTGGGAGGCACATCCCATGACTCAAGGTGGACAGTGGCACGTCACGGGCCACCCTAAGTCGAGCAACGCTTATGACTTCGTTGATGTTCAGTTGTCTAACGGCAATAATGAAGTCGGCCTTGACACGTGGGAGACCATTTATATTGCGTTCTTCGGTGTTGGAGCTACCCTTCCTACTATTTACATAGAGGCTTGGTTCAATTATGAATACACGCCGCAGGAAGACGCCCCCATCGCGCAATTGGCCTCCCGGCAACCCGTTCTCAACATTCCCATGCAGACCGCTATTAACCACGTTCAGTCGAGTTTACCCAACTCACACGTGGGAGGAGGCGCGTCGGTGAAGGCTGTGTTGAAGAAGGAGGCAAAGAAGGCGTTAGTCAAGCACGTGTTCCCTTTCCTGCTTAAGAAGGGGACGCAGCTCTTGCTCTAATTTCTCGTATCGGAAGAGTTTTGTGGACTATACCACTAGGTTGGCAACCTTAACAGCTGTGTGTGAGTTTAGCAGAGTGGATTATGTATCATGAATGGAAACTCGACAGGGGACAGCCGGAGTTGCCGGAGATAACGTCGTCTGATAGCCGCCCTTAGTAGGAGCCCGCCTAGAATGTTGCCTAAGTAACTGGTGATGATGGCAAGCGGTGTCTAAACGAATAGGGAGGCCAGATGGCACCGAGGCAACAAGGGAGTGAAACCTGCCGTTCCGGCCCATTCGTGAGATATTAATCGTCCAGGGTGAATTCTGTCCGTTTGAGTGTCTCAGCGGCCACAACCACCTACTGCAAAGCCTGGCAGGGCGAGTGCGTCACTAAACACATCCTACTCACATACCAACTTCTTAACGCCGTCGCATAGAATGTCCCAGAGAGAGACTGGGAGGGGCCAGCGGCGGCACCACCAAAGCCATCCATGCGGG